CACCCTTTGTCAAATCGGGCTCGCCTTCAGATTTTGCTGAAGTTGTTGCCGTTCCGGGTTCATTCGGACCAGTTCCGCCGCCTTCGTGCTTAATCGTAGCGGGACGGGCTACAGGAGCTCTTCCGCCTGTACCCTTCGGAGTTTCGATTGTGTCCTGTTCTGGACCGCCATCTTTAAAAGAGGCTCCGCCTTCTGGACGGCTGCCGCCATCATGAGAACCGCCGGCGCCCTTTGGATGTGTCCCAGAGTTCGCAGCATTCGGCTCATCTTCTTCTTCCTTGCCGGATGGAGCACCTTGAATGTCGTGCTTAACGGCTTCCGCCGGTCCGCCCGTTCCAGTGTGCTGAGTAGTATAGCCTTGAGCCTTATTGATCAGCTCTTTTACGGCGTCGAGAATATTAGACATTCGTTTTCCTCCGTGTCTATTTTGTAAATTAGTAAGATCTCGTCATTTTTTACAGTAAAACTTTGGAATCTTTAATTATTCTAACAAAACTATCAATTCCATTTGCCTTATGAACAAGACTCACGATTGCTTCTAATAGCACATCGCTAGTACCAGGATGGACTGTTTTTAGAAGGGACATTAGTTCTGTATGGGATTTGTGAGCACTGCGGTAAGCGGACGATAGGCGGGCTTCTAATTCATCCTCGGAGTTCGGGTTGTTTCCTGTTACTGCCTTTCCTTTATATTGATTGTTATTTGCGCCTTCCAGCGACTCTGTACGCAGAGCTTCACCATCGCCAGCATAATTGCTGCTGCCCCAAGTATTACCTGCTGTCATACCGTTGCCGGCCATACCAGCTAAATCCTTCTTGAAAGCGAGGTCTTTCATTATATATCCGACAATCTCGTCGTATGCAGGTGGAACGAATGATTTTGACACAGCTTCAAACGTAGCTTCAGTATTGACAGGGATGTGCGTCACTGCCACGTTTGTAACCTTAGCTTTTATGATTTTTGATTTATTGATGGCGGAGCGGGCTACTACTTTTCCTTCGATGGAATAACCTAATCGTCTTGGATGTCCTAATGATTTCAATTCAGTAGCTAGATTCCACACATGGGTTGCCATTTCATTATTGAATAGCATTCCCTTTGTAAAGAAGCCAACATGGTCGATTTTTGAGTAGACGGGGATTCCAATTACGTGGTTGGGTGAGTTGTTGTGCATCCAGTTGAGCCAGCCTTGATTGACATAATAAGATATGTCCAACCCTGATTTGACGATGGATTCGCCATCAGAGTCCCAACCTGGCGTTGAGGCGTAGCCCTGAATAAACCGGCCTGTCGCTTTCGTCACATCGAAGTTCTGATTTTGAAACTCGGCCTTATTAATATCGCCCTCGATAAATTCGAGGTCATCCGTGTAAAACTGAAAAATATCATCTATTGTGGGAGTGTTCGCCATTATTTTCCTTCCCAGTAAAAGTTAGCTTATTAATTGATTCATTAACTATATTAGACGAATTTCGCCAATTTTATTGAGTTTTCTGTCTAATTTAGCATTTAGTAAGGCCGGATGAAGAGATCTAGAACTATTTTCCGCAACCATGTACTCGAAACTAGAAAAGTGGGTATAATGGTTTCAACGGACTTTAAATAGTGGAAAATAAAAATTCATTCTATTCAAATGGTATAGATGGAGGTTAAACCCAAAATGGGCAACGATGAAAAGAAAGCTGATAATGATTCTGTTCGTGCTATAGCATCTACGTTTAATACGCTCAACCGATTAGTGAGAGAAAAAGAAGAACTGGCCGTAGCTATCCCAGAAGTACGCCTCGTAGAACAATATCAAAATCAAAGTTTAACAGATGTCCTCGAAGACGAGGCTTTTGCCAATCAGTGCGAGCAGGTTGCCGCTTTGCAGTTCTCTGGCCAAAAGAAAGAAGCCATTTGTAAGACGTTAGAAATAGAACTTAAAGACTATAAAAAGATTGTTTTGTCTCAAGAGTTTGTTGACATCAAAAAGAGAATTGCTGAAGACCAAAAGGTAAATATCCTCAGCAAGATTCTTGGTCAAGTAGATTCAGCGGTAATGGCTTTAGCCGAGCTGATGGACACGGCCGATGAAGACAGAGTAAGATTGAATGCGGCGGCTCTAGTACTGGAGCATGCCTCTAGACTCCTCGAAGAACAGAAATCACAATTCCCCAACATTCAGAATGTCATAAGTGCTGCCGCTTCTTCGGGAGAGCCTGTGATAATGAATCTCGCTCAAGTCATTATGAATCAGCGAAGAGACAGAGGTTTGGGTGCGTAATGAAGGAATTCAGCTATGAGTACGACCCGTCCAAAAGATTCAAGCAGAAAAATAACTTCGCTAAAATTAACCGAGTGCCCCGAAGACGGCCAGAGCCAAATGCCTTGGAATGGAGATTACAAAAAGCACTTGGCCCATCGTTTACGTATACAGGCAATGGGTCGTTCACAATCGACAGCCTTAAGCCCGACTTCGTTGACAAAACTCGTCGAGTTGTTGTTGAAGCATACGGAGATTACTGGCATAGAAACGAACCCATCACCAAAACAATGCAAAAAGTTGCCCGGTATCAACGACAAGGATACAGAGCAATAATTATATGGGAGTCGGAAATAAACGACCCTATTAAATTGAGAAGAAAATTGGCACTTATATGATAGTTAATAAAAGCACGGCCGTAGGCCCAACAGAAGTCAATCCTGTTCAAATGGAGCAGATGGTTAAACTTTTCTTGACCGATCATCGCTTCTTTATTGAAACTGCAATAAGCATCAAAGATAAAGATCGTTTCATCGTACCGTTCGTATTCAATCCGATACAGGATTTGTTCTACAAAAAGTATGTCGAAATGAATGCTATTGGTGTGCGTCGTCATATCATCCTTAAACCCCGCCAGCTTGGATTCACTACTCTTATCTGCGCCATGTTCTTGGCAGAATGTATTTTGGTTCCTAATACTGTTGCCGCAATCATTGCTCACGATGCCGAATCAACGGCCAGAATCTTTGAAATTACCAAGTTGATGTATGAGAAATTGCCCGACGAAATTAGGCCTCAAAAGAAATACTCGTCAAAAAGAGAAATTGTATTTGAAGATATTGGCAGCAAGATCTTCATCGGTACAGCAGGATCAGTTGGCTTTGGACGAGGAACAACTATTAACCTTCTCCACTGTTCAGAGTTTGCCTTTTGGGAGAAACCTGAAGAGCTTCTTCCATCGTTGTTGGAAACTGTTCCTAAAGATAACGGCGTCATCATTTATGAGACCACAGCAAACGGTTACAACCACTTCCACGACGATTACTTGGTAGCTACTAAGACAAGCGACATGGATAGGAAGTTGAATCAAATTGCCTACCCTCACTTTTATCGATGGTTCGATCATCCAGAATATCGCTTTCCTCTAGAGCAAGCCGAGCAAGATTATATTAGCCAGTCTCTAACTGACGAAGAATTGTCGATGATAAAAGTCCACAATTTAGATTTGGGGCAGATTTCCTGGAGACGATCTAAGCAAGCATCATTAAAAGACAAGTTCATGCAAGAATATCCTGAAGACGATGTTTCATGCTTCATCGCATCAGGAAAGCCCTTCTTCGACAGAATGATCATCAAGTCTATTGGCCTTTGGCTTGAAGAAAATAAGGTCGACGAGTGGAAGAAAATGGAAATGGATAATAAGATCACCATTTTCAAAAGCTGGAAATCAAACGAACAATATTTAATGTGTGTAGACCCAGCCGAAGGAAACCCACAATCAGACAATTCGTCCGCTTACATTTTGAGATTAAACAAAGACCCAATTTTCATAGAGTTCTGCGCGGAGATATCAGATAAACTGCCTATGCCAAAATTTTATAGATTGATTTACCATCTATGCGCGCTTTATAGTTTCCCGAGACTTGTGATAGAAAGAAACAATCATGGGCATTTACTCAACTATTGGGCGTTAAACGGCTATATGCAAGATCAGATAAAGATTCTAGACAAATATCCCAGCATCTATACAGGAAAGGACAGCAAGCCGGGATTTGTAACAACGAGCACAACAAGACCGCTTATTCTTGACAATATCGCTGAACTGCTGAGAAATAACATGCTTGTGGTATATTCGAGGACGTGGCTAGATCAAGCTTTATCATTCATCTATAACGATGCTGGAAGGCCGCAGGCTCAAACTGGAAAGAAAGACGATAGCATTATGGCGACTGCCGTTGGGTGCTTCGTATTAGTCCACGAAAAACAGACTAGTTCGTTCTCATTTGTGAATAAAGAGCAGTTTGGACAAGGCGCACCGCCGCCTCAATCTTCAGTTTATGATAGGCAGAAGCTAATTTATGATGATAGCTATAAGCACCCTCTTGACCATAACGTCCTTCTCCCCGAGACGGCCGTTGCTATAGATTGGAAACAGTTTACCAATTAAGGAGTTAATAATGCCTCGAAAGAAAGCCGTCAAGTCTAATCTATCATATACGTTTGCCGATTCTGATGCAGCACAGGCTTTAGCAGCTGATAATATTGAAAAAGCCCAGAAAGTTGCTTTATCAGGCGGTAAAGTACTAGATGTTCAGGATCCAAGAGACCAGGTTCCTGTAACCAAGTTCTATGATCCCCTGTTCGTTCTTGATTACCTACAATTTAAAACAAAGAATGCGTCGTGGGCTCTATCGTATCAGCTGCTCCGTAAGATCTCTTACAGAAATGGCGTAATTGCTTCAATCATCAATACACGAATCAATCAGTGCGGCCTGTTTGCAACTCCTTATATTGTCCCAAACGATAGAATCGGATACACGATTGTACCAAAGAGCAGAAAATATAATTTCTTAATGAAACAGGCAGACCCTAATAAGAAAGTCCCAAATGTTTCAGCTGAAGAAGTCCAGACGATCATGGATGTCGGCGAGTTCCTTAATAATTGCGGAACACCTGAAACCCGTGCGAAAGACCCTCAACGCGATGATTTTAGCACCTTCTTGAGAAAGATTGTTAGAGACAGCCTAACATTTGACCAACTATGCTTTGAAATTGTAAAGGACCCATCCAGTGGAAAACCATCCGCTTTCTATGCGGTCGATTCTGGGACTATCAGATTATCTGATCCTAAGACCCGAATTGAAAAGGGAATATACTATGTACAGTTCATTGATGGGAACTTGTACACCGCCTACGGTTTCGATGAAATGGCTTTCGCCGTCCGAAACCCAACGACTGATATCAAAGCAAACGGCTATGGCATTTCAGAAATTGAAATGGCCCTCAACTACATCTCAGCCCAGATCTACGGAGAAGAATACAATAAGAAGTTCTTCACCCAAGGATCAACTCCCAAAGGAATAATCAATATCAAGGGCGCCAATGTACCGAGAGAAGAGCTAGATGCTTTCCGTAGAGCTTGGCATGCCCAATTGACGGGTGTCTCCAACTCTTGGAAAACGCCTATCCTTGCATCTGAAAGTGGAGTTGATTGGATTAACCTCGGACAATCTAACCGAGATATGGAATTTGGTAGATGGCTAGAGTATCTTGTCAACATAACATGCGGCGTTTATCAAATCGACCCCGTTGAAATCAACTTCCAGAATAAAGCAGGTGTTTCTGGCCAGGGTAGACCGATGAACGACTCTTCTGCTATTGAGAAGATTAAGTTCTCGAAAGACAAGGGACTTGTGCCTCTGCTTAGGTTCATCGAAAAGACTATCAATAGGTATATCGTAGAGCCGCTAACTGATGGGAAGTTTGAATTTGCATTCCACGGCTACACAGACCTAATTGAAGAATCTAAGATTAGACTTGAAAAGCAGGAAGTTGAATATCTTAAGACTGTCAATGAAATTAGAGCACAGTACGGCTTCAAAGAGCTTCCAGAAGGTAATATCATCCTCAACCCTGTATACGCTCAGGCTAAAATGGCTGCTGATGCAGCTGCTGCTGAACAGGCTGCACAAGGTGGAGGTGCTCCAGGAGAAGAGCAGGGAGCGCAGGGCGTAGACGAAGAACAAGCAGGTGAAATTGCCGACGAAGAAGCAGATGCAGCCGAAGAAGAATTTGGTGGAGACTATAATAACACGTAAGGAGTGAAAATGATTTATAGCATTGCAATGTTTTATGATGAAATAGACCTTCTCGACTTAAAAGTAAAAGAAGAGTCTCCGCATGTAGATAAGATTATTATTGTTGAATCAGAGATAACACACTCTGGCAGACCAAAGCCCATTAATTTTCCGACTAGTAAGTACGACCAAAAAGTTGAGCATTTAATCGTTAAAGCTGAAGTGTTTGCTGACTGTCCTGGACGATGGGACAAAGAGGTTCGGCAGCGCGACTATGTAATGTCTCAATTAGAGATTGCGGATGATGACATTTTTATCGTAACAGATTTAGATGAAATAATTAACGGCGAGAAGATAGAAGAAATAATTCAAAAAGCAAGAGAACATGGAATCGTAAGAGCATGCATGAGACTGTTCTTTTATTACATTAATGTGTTTCAGCCAAAACAAGCGTGGCCTCATCCCTTTGCTGTGACAGGGAAAAGGTATAAAG